CTTTAAAACTGTGAGTCAAGAATAATAATTACTTGATTATCATCACGCTCTTTTAATGCTTCTACTAGCTCATCATTCTCTAACGCAATACTAGGCTCAATGTAGCGCAAAGCACATTCAGTCATAAATTCATTTTGTGTCATAGTAAAACCTCTTTAAGTTAGGATTTAACAACATTTTTAGTGCTGTTACTACATATTATATATGTATATATATGTATGTCAATAGCTAATTTAAATAAATATTTATATCAATAATCAATAGTCAATAGATTTTATGTATGAGTTATTAAGTATTAAAATATATGTTAGTAAACACTTATGTAATTTAGGTGTTACAATATATATAAATATCCTATTGAATCAATACGTATGATAGTGTATGTATATCTACTATGTATTATCAATGTGCGATTAAGAATATCTATCGGGGTATTTAACCCTCCTATCTCGCATTTAACATAATATCTGTAACCCTTACCTAGTGCTCAATTTGGTTATGGTCAACGTGTCATCATTGCGTAGTCATCACCATGCGAGTGCGTGGAGACTGAATGGGACTGAGTAGCGTTGTGTGCGTGCCCCCCACTTGTCCCCCCCCATAAAAAAATTTACATATTTGGTAGGGTTGGGTATGTTGTTGTGTTGAGCAGGTCTATTGTGTGTGTTTGGGTGAACACGGTTCTGGCTGGGTGTTTTGCGTATGGGTTGTAGGTTGTCCACAGTGGTCCTGTTTCTACGGCTGTGATGGCTTTGCAGGATTTGGCTAGAGCGCCTATATCTGTGACGGACATGTTGAGTTCTATGGTGCTTTGGCATTGCCCTGTGGGTAGGGTGGTGATGACTGTTGAGCCTTCTTCTAAATACTTTTTGATGAGTTTTTCAAAGAACCAGGGGTTGTAGTCGGGTAGTTGACCTGACATGGGTACGCTATTGATGATTAGATAGTCGTATTGTGGGTATTCTTTTCTTTGTAGTTCTGGGTAGTCAAAGAGGAAGTCGTCTTTGTTTTTGATGGGGTTATCTACGCTGAGTTGTTCAGACATCTTGCTAAACCAGTGGGTGTAGAACTCTGACCAGGTTGTGCCTGGGGGTCTTGTTTGGAAGGTGTTGTTTGCGCCTATCCAGGCGTTGATAGCGTCTGCGGGTTTAGCGGGTAGGTCTATGAGGACAATGTCTGTGTCTTCAATTAGGGGGAGCAGCTGGTCGTGATAGTGCTGATGGCAGTAGTGGGTAGCGGGTAGTCCTAGTTTGCGTAGATAGTTTAAGTGGATGAGGTTATCTCCCAGGTGGTATTCGTTAAATGTCCTAATCATTGCTTACTCCTTTAGATTATGGTATTATTAAGTTATAGGTAGAGGTGATTATATGGAGATATTAGAGATACAAAAGGGTATGTTGTTACCCAGTCCAAGGGTGGTGTACGCATATCCGTATGAGAGTATGGAGGTGGGGGATAGTTTTACTGTGCCGGTGGTTGCGAGAGCTAAGGTTCTTAATGCCAATTACAGGGCTAGTAAGAAGTTAGGGTTTAAGTTCTCTAGCAAGTCAGAGGGTGAGTTACTGAGGGTGTGGAGAATAGCGTGAGAAAGTTGTTTGGACCTACTTACTGGATAAGAATGGCAGAGCGTTGTTACGACTGGCATCAAGATGAACCTGACATGAGGTGGGAGAAAGTTGATGTATTTTTATCTGTTTAAACATTACGGATACGAAGAGTGAAATGATAGAACTACTGTGGATGAATGAGGATGAGTTAAGAGAGCACTGCCATNNNNTGGTAGAGGCTTTGCTTGTCTCTGAACTCCACAGGGTTGAACTTGTTAACAACATGGGGAAAGCGTTAGCNTATGGATACAACAGAGGATACNCAGATGCGTCTGTACAACTCAAGANTGAGACTCAAGCGGGAGATGCAAAGAGCGTTGTCTTGCATTAGTCCAGGTGCTAAGAGGTATTTGGCTAAAGAGTGGAAGGAGAAGTATTCTGATATTGTTTATAAAGAGTTGATTAGGTGCGCTAGAAACAGAGATGCTGCAGAGACTATTTCAAAGTGGGATTTAGATAAGTTATGAAGATTGCGGTTATTACCCCTTATTACAAAGAGAGTATGCAAGTTCTCTCCAAATGCCACAACAGTGTTGTCAAGCAGACTTACACAGACATTACTCACTTTATGGTGTCAGATGGTTTTCCTAAGTGGTTTTCTTTTAATGTCGAACATCTCATCTTGCCTAACGCTGGTGACTACGGAGATACGCCCAGAGGTATAGGAGCTGCTGTAGCAAGTAGTAGGGGATATGACGCTGTAGCTTTCCTGGACGCTGATAACTGGTATGAGCCTGACCACATAGAAAGAATGGTAGGGGTGATGAAGGAATCAGGTAGACCTATAGTGACTTGTCCTAGAAACCTTTTTAAAGAGAACGGAGACTTTCTGGGTGTAGATATAGAGTCAGACGGATATGAGTTTAACGATACCAACTGTTACCTGATTAACAANTCTGTATACGGGATTAATTCTTGCTGGATGTTCAAAACAAAAGAACAGGCACAAGTTGGGGACAGNATACTTTGGCAAGCCATTAAGAAACTTGATATACAAGTTGCCAGGTCTACAAGACCCACCATCAACTACACAACCAAATTACAAATGCACTATCAACAACATGGGGAGACGTTATGAAGGGCGGAGCAATTACAAGAATAGAAATACACTCACTTGCTTGGACAACCGTTGACCCCAAGATAATTAAGTCTCATACCGACACTTGTAAGTTTTTAGGGTTAAATGTCAACTACACCATTCAAGACATTCGCCACGGTGAGTGGATGGACGGTGTGATGCGTAGTACAAAAGCAGATGTTGTCTATTCCTAGATATTGACTGCGTACCTACCAACAAGCTCATAGTTGACAAGGCTATTGCCTGGGCACACGCCAACAAGTCATTTGTGGGTATAGCGCAGGTAAGCAACCACATACCTCCTTACTCACATATCTTTGCTGCTCCTGCTTTCTTTGCCATCTCTAAAGAAGGACTGGAGCTAATGAACAGACCTACCTTCTTAGAAACAGAGCAGTGTGATGTGGCTGAGAACGTCAGCTACGCAGCAGAGATGATGAAAATACCTTACAAGACCATTTACCCAACACATTACTTTAAACCACCAGCAGAAGGTATTTGGAAACTCCACACCTACGGTGAGTACGGTATAGGAACACACTTTGAAGGCGGTATCTTTCATTTGTACCAAGGCAGGACTCCTGATAACGCACTTATCTTTGAGAGTGCTTGTAAAGCAATACAAAACAATTCTTTTACCTTAGAAGCATTTAGACCGTGTAAATATGAACTTTGACCTGCAAAAGTTTTATAAGTTCTGTGCAGAGCTTAAGATTGAGACTAAAGAAGAAGGTCTCAAGAAGATGGGTAAGCTCCTGGGTACACAGACGTATGTGATGCAAGAGATAGACAAAGGACTTAAGGAGGATGTACACTTCTTTGTCATTTTGAAAGGTCGTCAACTTGGAATCACAACTGTCTCTCTTGCCCTCGATCTATACTGGCAGTTCACACACCCAGGATGGCAAGGTACGCTGGTTAGCGATACAGAAGAGAACAGGGATATGTTCAGAAGCACTCTGGGAATGTATATTGACGGTCTTCCCAAAGAGTATAAGATTCCACTGGTTGCCCACAATAGAAACCAGATGGTACTCAAAAACAGGTCAAGAATCTTTTATCAGATTGCGGGAAACAAAGCTCGTCTGGGGCAAGGTAAGGCTATCACTTATCTACACGCTACTGAAACCGCATCTTGGGGTAATGACGAAGGTCTAGCCTCCCTGATTGCCTCTCTTGCAGAAAAGAACCCTCAACGTCTGTACATCTTTGAATCTACCGCACAGGGATTCAATATGTTCCACGATATGTACAAGACTGCTAAGAGAGCTAGAACCCAGCGTGCAATATTCTGTGGATGGTGGCGTAACGAATATTACTCAGTAGAGGCAGACTCTAAAGAGTACAAAGTTTATTGGGACGGAAAACTCAAACCAGAAGAAAAAGAATGGGTAAAAGAGATTAAAAAACTCTACGGTGTAGAGGTAAACTCTAGGCAGATGGCATGGTGGCGGTGGAAGATGGCAGAGGGAATCAAAGACGAAACTCTGATGTACCAAGAGTTTCCACCTACAGAGGACTATGCTTTTGTGATGACAGGAACTTCTTTCTTTTCTAACAGCAGGTGTACAGATGCAGCCAAACACGCCAAAACCCTCGACTACGAATGTTATAGATATGCCTTTGGACAACTCTTCCAAGACACAGAGTGCCTACCGTCCTCAGACCGTTTGGCAACGCTACGGGTATGGCAACAACCGATTGATACCGCCTACTACGTTATTGGGGCAGACCCAGCTTACGGCAGCTCAGATTGGGCTGACAGATTTTGCATACAAGTCTATAGAGTCTATGCAGACGGACTTGACCAAGTTGCTGAGTTCGCCACATCGGAGCTTAACACTTACCAGTTCGCTTGGGTCATTGCTCACATTGCTGGAGCATACAAAAACTCGACTCTTAACCTCGAAGTTAACGGACCAGGACAAGCAGTCATCAACGAACTCAGAAACCTAAAACGTCTAGCCTCTGCCATGCAAGGCAAGATGGCAACCGACATGATGGACGTACTCGGTAGTATGCAAAACTACATTTGGAGGCGCAACGACACAATGGGTGGACTCTCCAACTCCATAGGCTTCCTAACCACCTCATCATCTAAAGAACGTATGCTCTCCTACATGAAGGATTACTTTGAGCGTGGCATGATGGGCATCTTCAGCATGGACTTGCTAGAAGAAATGAAAGGCATCGTCCGTGAAAATGGATTTATAGGTGCACCTGGTAGAGGTAAGGATGACCGTGTGATAGCTGCTGCCTGGCTACGATTGCGTGGGCAGAACAAGTACAACCTAGACTTGATTGGTATGCGTCTGTCAAAAGAAATGTCACTCAAACAAGATGAGTACACCCCTGAACAACTGGCAGTTGGCAAGAACGTAAGCAATTATTTAAAGATGATAGGCGTGTACGGAGGTAAAGATGTTGCCTCTAGATAAGAAAACTCTTAAGAAAGAACTCAAACTGTTCCTTGATGACAAGGACAGGGGTATCTCTATTAAGAATTTCTGTGAGATAGCGGGTATATCTGACCGTCTGTTCATGTACATCATCAAAGAAAACAAACTACCCATGACTGAATCTGTCCAACGTGGGCTTAACAGAGCCTATATGCACTGGAAGGAAGGGCGGTTGCGGGTAATGAAGAAACATACCAACGAGACTTATCCTGATTACAGGAAAGAACCAGTTCCTGCTGTAATGCCAATGAGTAAGTTGGTAATGACCAACACGGGGTTTAAAGTACAAAACAAGCCTCTAAATAGGCATGATTACGCAAATTTCGACAATATTTTGTTAAAAACTTGAAAAAGGGGGTGATATGGCAGTGCTTAAAGACTATATGTGTACAGAACACGGTGTATTTGAATCTAGGGAGGCAAAATGCCCTATAAAGTTCTGTCAAGGGGATTTATCTGTTATTTTCTTGCAACCAGTAGGCATAAAGTCCGAAAACACCAAGAAAAACGATAAAAACCTTAAACAACTGGCTTTAGAGTTTGATATGACCGATATTAAGTCTACAAAGGCTGGTGAACACCAAACTGGGTACTTAAAACGCAAAAATAAACTATCTGACAAGGCTTTTGAGGAAGCTGGAGCTGCTATGGCTCAAAATCAGAAGCGTCAAGAGGAAGAAATGATTAAGCAACGTCTGAGTGGCGTAAACTGGGGTAATGGTGGTAATATCAACCTCAAATCCGTCATGGGTGGGCAGTTTAAACCCGTTGCTGACGAAGCCGTTAGCGTTTTACCCAAAAGTGTAGGACAATTTGTACCACCCAGACCTGGTGCAGGGAGTCAGGTTGACCATGAGGGACTTAAGATTAATTCAAGTTCGGAGTAACCATGAAAATACCAAAAGGGATGCTAGATAGAGATGAGTTCTTTAATGACATCATCTATAAATGCGAAGTCTCCCTTGCCTCTCGTAAAGTAGATTACGCCTCTTTACGTAACTGGTATCTCTTTGGTAACGGACCTGATGAAGCTCCTGCACTCTACAACAAAATATTTCCGCACCTAGACCAAGTTACTTCCTTCTTGTACTCTGCTGAGACAACAAGATTTAGTATTAACCTGGGTGCGTCTGTTCCCGAAGGTGAGCACACCAAGATTCCAGTCCTCACAAAAGCTCTCAACAACGAGTGGCTAAATAGCAACGCTGACCAAGTATTTTCTACGGCTACCACTTGGGCACTTGTCTACGGCACAACTTACGTCAAGCTCATTATAAACAACGGTATCCATCCGTACATGGTTGAGCCTGGTACGGTGGGTGTACTGCGTGAGGACATCACGTACACGGATAGACAAGAAGCAATCATTCACAAGTATTACATCACCAAGTCTGAGTTGTATGCTCGTTTGTACAAGCATCCCAACAGAGACAAGATACTTCAAAAAATAAATTCTATGCCTCACGAGAGGACCGAGATAGCCAACGGTCTAGAACGCATTATTATTTCCCAGTCCAACCCAACTATCTACGGTAACGTAAACCTAGACCTTGCTGGTGGTAACCGCTACAAGGCAGAGGTTGCAGAAGACACGGTTGAGATGACTGAGTTGTGGATATGGTGTGACGACATTGCGGATTACAGAGTGGTCACAAAGGCAGACCCAGACGTAATTATTTATGAGCGTCCAGGTGAAGAAATGTTTATCAAGGGTGAACTCCCGTTCATCCAGATATGTCCCAACCCACTGTACGACTACTACTGGGGTGGTAGTGAAGTACAACGATTAATCTACTTGCAGCAGTTGCGTAACAGGCGCAT